CATTTCAGTTGCCACATTAGGAATGGCAAAAGCTGCAGATATGGTAAACGATTACATCGAAGCAAATCCAGAAGAGTCGATGAAAATTTTATCTACGATTGTACCAAGCATCGGTATCGGTCAAGTCTTTATGAACAAAGAAAAAATATCTTTAGAAGATTTAGACGAGATGACTGATGAAGAAGCACAAGATTTATCCAAAGAAGACAAAGCAGAATTAATGAAACAAGCTGGTAAGAGTGGTGGACCTAACAAACGTCAGACGATGATTGATATTTCTGAAAAGTTAGGATTATCGGGTTCTGGCAAAGAGAAACAAGATATCGAATACGAGATTGATGAACGTTATGACGAAGGTGGTGTTGAAGAAGTAAGCAAACCAAAGTTTGATTATAAAAAGTTTTTTAGAAACAGAAGAGCGGATGGTGGAAGAGTAGGTTTTAATTTAGGTGGCTCACTTACTGGTCCTGCATTAAATATTTATAACAGTATGAGTGCCGCAGGATATTTTACTGACGATGAAATTAGAAATGCAATCACTGCAGCAGGTTATGACATACCTGATACATCTACAACAACACAACCAGAACAAGTTACAGGAATTATTAATCAACAACTTACTCCACGTAGTGATAGAGTAAATATGAATTTACAAGAAACGTTTACAAAAGATTTAAGTGGAGATCCAAGATTTAATTATTTAACTCCTCAAGAACAAGGTGTTAAATATAGATTTGATAGATCAGTAGAACCCAGAGATGGTTTAATGGGTTTTTTTGATAAAGTAGGAAACAAATTTAAAGAAAGTAAATTCTTTCAACCAAAAATTAGAGGCACACTTGGAACGAGATTAGCTAATCAACCAAAACTACCTATTCCTAGTTTTGCATCATTCCTTTCAAATTATACAAGTCCTTTTAATATAAAATCTAAATCATATAATCCATTGTTAGAAGAACAATTAAACTTTGCAGAAACTCAAGAAGGTATAGTTGGTAGAGATCCTAATAGTGGTCTTTTAAAATATGGACCAGAGTCAGTTTTAGCTGGTAAAAATGTAATATCAATGTTTGGAACTAACGATTATGAAAAAATGTTACAAGATTACATATCAAAAATGAGTGCTAACAAAAGAATTTCAGCGAATTTAAAAACTGCAAGACTAGCTCAAGCTCAAAGAGAATTAGAAGAATTACAAAGAAAAACAGAAGCAGCTAGAGCAGCACAATATGGACAAACTGATTATGGTAGAGGTAGTGATGGCCAACGATCCTATAGCGGTGATGCCATAGGCGCAGGTAATTTAGGTTTTGGTATTGGTGCAACTACAGGTGGCCCAGTAAGCAATAGAACTGGTAGAGGAAGACAAGATTATTCTAAAGGTGGATTAGCTTCAATGTTCGCGGAGAAAAGATAATGAATATAAGATACAATCCAGACATCGGCGCTTTTGTAAATACTGAAAACGATCAAAGAGTTTCGCAAGCAGAATTATTAGAATGGGCTGCTGCAAATCCAGAACCACTAAAAGAAGATGAAAAGCCTACTAGTAGTGTATTACTAGAGGAAGTAATTGAAACATTTAAAAAAAGAGGATAGATTAGACAAATGGCTGAAATAGATAAACCGTTACCGAATACAAAAACAACTGTAGAACTTCCAGGCGAAGTAGAGATTCAAGAAGCAATCAAAGAAAACGTACAAGAGATTCAAGAAAAAGGCGGACCTGTTGAAATTGAAATGACAGAAGAAGGTGGTGCAGAAGTTTCTTTTGACCCCAAAGCCGCGAGCCCCGAAGGAACTGAAGATCATTTTGCAAACCTTGCAGAATTTTTAGGTGATGAAATTTTAGAGCCACTAGGTTCTAAAATGGTTGACCAATACAACGAGTACAAAGAATCGCGTGGAGATTGGGAAGACACATATAGAAACGGTTTAGAACTTTTAGGATTTAAATACGAAAGACGAACAGAACCTTTCAGAGGTGCATCAGGTGTAAACCATCCTGTACTTGCTGAAGCGGTTACACAATTTCAAGCACAAGCTTACAAAGAATTATTACCAAGTGACGGACCTGTTAGAACACAGATAATGGGTGACGTGACTGTTCCAAAAGAAGAACAGGCAAAACGTGTAAAAGATTTTATGAATTATCAAATTATGGATCAGATGAAAGAATACGAACCAGAGTTTGATCAAATGCTTTTCTATCTCCCTCTAAGTGGTTCTACCTTTAAGAAAGTCTACTACGACGATCTTTTAGGTAGAGCTGTTTCAAAATTTGTACCAGCGGAAGATTTGATTGTACCTTATTCTGCAAACTCATTAGATGATGCAGATGCAGTGGTACACGTTATAAAAATTTCAGAAAACGAATTAAAGAAACAACAGGTTGCAGGATTTTATAGAGATGTAGAATTAGGCAATCCACCTGTAACTGAAAATCAATTACAAGATAAAAAATTAGAACTAGAAGGAATTGCTAAAGATGGTCAAGAAGATCAATACACACTTTACGAAGTCCATACTAATTTAGATTTAGAAGGTTATGAAGATATGGGTGAAGACGGTGAGCCTACAGGAATTAAACTTCCATATGTAGTTACAGTTGCTCAAGCAGGTAATCAAGTTTTATCAATTAGAAGAAACTACAGAGCAATGGATCCGTTAAAGAAAAAAATAAATTATTTTGTACAATTTAAATTTTTACCTGGCACAGGATTTTATGGTTTTGGTTTAATCCATATGATTGGTGGATTAACTAGAACTGCAACAGCAGCTCTAAGACAGTTGTTGGATGCAGGAACTTTAGCTAACTTACCAGCTGGTTTTAAATCTAGAGGTATCAGAGTCAGAGATGACGCTCAACCTTTACAACCTGGTGAGTTTAGAGACGTAGACGCTCCTGGTGGAAACATCAGAGATCAGTTTATGACTCTACCCTTCAAAGGTCCTGATGCAACTTTACTTCAATTGATGGGAGTAGTTGTATCAGCGGGCCAACGATTCGCGAGCATCGCAGATGCACAAGTGGGTGATATGAACCAAGCCGCTGCAGTTGGAACAACAGTTGCGTTATTGGAGCGTGGATCGCGGGTAATGTCAGCGATACACAAAAGATTATATGTCGGATTAAAACAAGAATTTAAATTATTAGCAGAAGTATTTAAAACTTACTTACCACCAGTTTATCCTTACGATGTACCAGGTGCATCAAGAGAAATTAAGGTTCAAGACTTTGATGATAGAGTAGATATATTACCTGTAGCAGATCCAAACATCTTCTCACAGACGCAAAGGATATCTTTAGCTCAATCTCAATTACAACTGGCGCAATCGAATCCTCGTATACATAATCTATATCAAGCATATAGATCTATGTATGATGCGCTGGGTGTGAAAAATGTAAATGCAATCTTACCACCACCGGCACCACCAATGCCAATGGACCCAGCATTAGAACATATTATGGCAATGAGTGCAAAACCATACCAAGCATTTCCAGGACAAGACCACAAAGCTCACATCGATGCGCATTTAAACTTTATGAGACTAAATCAAACACAAAATAATCCTGCAGCGATGGCAAGTTTACAAAAAAATATTTTAGAACACATTAGTTTGATGGCTCAAGAGCAAGTTCAATTAGAATTTGTAGAAGAATTACAAGAAGTACAAATGATTCAACAACAAATGCAAGCAATGGGTATGCAAAATCCTGCAATGATGCAAGGAATGATGCAAAATCCACAAGCAATGCAGTCACAAAGACGTCTACAACAGATTACAAACCAAATTGAATCTAGAAAAGCGAAGTTAATTGCTGAAATGCAGGAAGATTTTGCAAAAGAAGAAGAAAAAATTATGGGTGAGTTTGGTGGAGACCCATTATTAAGATTAAAAGGCAGAGAAATTGACCTTCGAGCGCAAGAAAATCAACGAAAAGAAGAAGAAGGACAAGAAAGATTGGATCTTGATAAAATGAAAGCAATGATGAACCAACAAATCCAAGAAGATAAGCTAGAACAGAACGAAGAACTAGCTGGTTTACGTGCTGGCGTGTCATTAGCTAAACAACAAATGGCTGATGCAAGTAAGATTCACGATTTCGGTAGAAACTTCGGAAAAAAATAGGTATAAATCACATTAAGGAGTAAATTATGGATAAAAAAGTTAAAGAACCTAAGATTACAAAAGAATCAGGTTTGAATAAAGATGGTTACAAGAACGGTGGCATCGAAATTCAAGCAACTGATGCTATGGAATCACAGGTTGTTGATGTTAGAGGCACAAGAAGAATGCGTCCTGACAAAAAACCTGTAAAAGCAACTTGGTATTAAATTATGGCTTGGTTTAGTTTAGCAAAGGTAGCTTTGCAAGCTGGCACGCACATTTTTAAAAAGCGTCAAGAGACGAAAATGGCGATGGCAGATGCACAACATATGCACGCAAAACGTATGGCCGAAGGTGAGGAAGCTTACCAAGGAAAACTCCTAGAAGCTCGTCAATCAGATTGGAAGGACGAGGCGGTTTTATTAATTTTGTCGGCGCCGATAGCGGTACTGGCTTGGGCAGTCGTGAGTGATGACCCGGCTGCGATGGACAAGGTTAAATTGTTCATCGATTACTTCTCATCATTGCCGTCGTGGTTTACAAATTTGTGGATCCTTGTCGTGGCGTCAATTTATGGAATCAAGGGAACACAAATATTTCGTAACGGAGGAAAAAAATAATGGCTAATCCAAGATATAACACTCAAGTTGCACAACCAAGAG